GCGTGTGCCCAACATGCCCACACTGGGGAAAGATAACCAACCCCCTGATCCTTGGACGTGAGTTGTCTGTGGAAGTGGAGGAGAAAGAAATTGAGGTCAAGCTAACGAGTGACAGCACAGTCACGGAGAAAGAAGTCGTCAAAGTCATGCGCCCAACACCGCCTCGTGGTTATGCCTATGGCACCAATGGCGGCATCTTTATGGAGCGTATGGTCGAAGACGACGAAGGCGTTAAGACAAAGAAGCAAGTGATGCTGTTGCCCTACGAATTGTTCGTGGTGGACATACTCAACAGCAACAACGACCACACTGTGCACATGATTGCGCTCAGACCCGAAGGGGCAATCAACGTAGTTATGCCGCAAAGAGCCGTGGTCAGCAAGGACGAGACAGTCAAAGCACTGGCGAGTCAAAACATCGTGGCCTCTTTCGGCCACAACAACGACAAAAACCTTTTTGAATATGTGAGGGCATGCGTGGAAGAATCTAGCACTAACAAAACCCCAATCAAAGTTCCAGACAGCTATGGTTGGCAACCTGACAACTCGTATGTATTTGCGGGTCGTATCTTTACTAAGGGTAAACCCCCAGTCAAAGTCCCAATGCCGGGCTTGGAGAACATCACCAAGAACACTGAACCGCGTGGCACTATGGAGGCTTGGCGTGCGTTCATCGACATGTTGATTGCCAAGAAGATGTGGGATCACCTAGCCGTTTTGCTTGCCGGTGCTGGCGCTCCTTTCATGCGCTTCACGGGTATCTACGGCATGACCTACCACTGCGCCAGTACCGAATCTGGTACGGGTAAGACGCTGGCGCTGGAGGCTGCAGCTTCGGTCTGGGGACACCCCACCCACTACCGCACAGGCAAGAGCACATCGCCTGTTGCTATGCAACAACGCTTAGGTCTGCTCAACAGCCACCCGCTTATCACAGATGAGATCACATCCAAGAACCGAGACGACTTCGAGTGGTTGCCTGAGTTCCTGCTGGACATGACCGAAGGCCGTGGCAAAGAGCGTATGGAGTCTGGCTCCAACAAAGAGCGCCTGAACTTGTCGACATGGATGACCAATGCGTTGATGTCTTCCAATACCCACATCGTCGACTACTTGACTGGTGGGCGTACCCACTCATCGGAAGGCGAGTTGCGCCGCTTGCTGGAGTTTGTGCTTGAAGACGAGTTAAAGTGGGAGCCACATGAGATTGAGATCATCAAGTCTTTACAGCACAACTATGGCGTAGCGGGTTACGCCTTGGCTCAGTACCTTGCCGACAACGTTGACCAGTTCCCTAAGATAGTTGGCGAAGCTGTTGCGGGTATGTATACTGAGTTCAAGGCAACCAACGATGAGCGCTTCTGGATGGCTGGCGTTGGGGCTTCTATATGCGCCCTTAAAGCGTTTAAAGAGTTGGGCGTAGCCGACATACCCTACCGCCACATTCTGAACTCCTACAAGAAGGCTGTGGACTATATGCGAGCCAGTATGAAGAGCAGCGTGCGCACCGCTGTGGATGTACTGAACGCCTATACCCGTGACAACTACGGCAGTTTTGTGGTGATTAAGCCTAGCAAGGGCGGCCTCATGGCTGAACTCGGTAGCGGCAAGGACATCGATCTGTCGATTACACGCAACAAGGTGTTCGGGCGGGTGGAGCATGAACCTATCCCCAACCACATCGACTACTTTATTGAGGAGCAACTGCTCAAGGCGTACTGCGCCACTATGAGCTTTGGGTATTCGTCATTTAAGCGCCAGCTTGAACAACTGTACAACGTGGAGTATCTTAAGAAAGATATGATGGCCAAGACCAAGGGGCCGCAGATGCGGGTCACAGTTATGAAAATCAGACGCGAGATTATCGAAGCCGATGAAGTACTCCTCACTGCGCCTTCCGTGGGAGAAAGTTGAGAAAGGGCAGGGGTTCTTTATCCCCTGCCTAGACACCGAAGCCATGAAAGAGTGGGGCTTGAAGAAAGCCTTCTCCTTGCGGATACTAGACGCCCACGCTAGCGTGGGCATCCTTGACGGCAAGCTTGGCGTTATGTTTTACCGGAAGCCTCAATCCGTTTCATAGCCGCTTCAAATTTCTCCGACAGGGCTTGACGGGCTTCGTCAATCCTATCTATGCGAGCACGCTTCTCGGCGCCTGTCATCTTCTCCATACCCGTTATACGTTCCTCATCTGAGCGCAAGCGTCCCATCTGCGTCTTGTACTGCGCGGCTAATTTTGCAGCCACAATCTGTGTGCGGTTGTCTGCCAAAAATTCTCTGGCTTCTTCCACGCGTCCTTGCTTGAGCATGCTGTCGTAAGAGTTCTTGGCTTGCGTAGCTTCCGTGGCCATCCGATACATTACGTCGGCATCAGCCCCACCAAACTTCTTCTGGAACGAGCTACCAATAAAGGGCAAGTCTGTCACACGCTTCTCAGGCGCTTCGCCTTTGCTCTCCTTGCGGAACAAACCATCAGCAGCGCCCGCAATAATTAGCGGCAACTGACCAAAGTAGCCTGTGGCAAGATGCTCAATCTGCACAGGAGACAAGAAAGGTAACGCCTTACTCATAGCCTTAGCCGCCTCTGTTGTGGCTGCTCCAAAGCGTTCTTGTGGCGTCTTGCTCTCCATACGAGCCGACTCAATGTTGTTGCCGCTGAAGAAGTTCTTATTGGTAAAGACTTCAAACGCTGGCTTGATAGCCTGCGGCATAAACTTAGACGAGTAGCCCGGTACTGACTGTAAGAACATATCGCGCAGACCGTCAAACTGTTGCTGGCCATCGGTCTCGGCTTTCATAGCGTCAACTGCCGCTACAGCCAACGAGAAGAACCAGCCAGCCTCGTAGGGAATTGGTAGCTTGAACGGCTCTTCAACGCCCGGCACAGGGATGAAGAAGTTGCTGTACTTGTCCTTTGGCTTGGCACGTTTGAAAGCTTCGTCGTCCTCCATCGCCATGGCGTAGACCACGCCTGTAGCAACCAACAGCATGGCGTTGTTGAAGAACTTCTGCTTGATCTTCTGCTGCTCTTCAAAAGGCATCTGGCCTGTGGCGGCTTTATACAGTACGTTTAAGCCTTGGATCTGCGCATTGAAGAAGGGGATCAAACGACTGGCGTACTGCACTGTGGGCGACAGACCGCGCTTGTAGAAGTTCATAGACTCCATCGTGGCCATATCAGCCTCGACTTCAGACAATCCGTTCTTACGTGCGTTCTCGTACACCAACGCGCGGGTGGCAGCATCGGCACGCATCGCGGCTCTGTCAAGCCCCGCAAACAACTGGTCAACAGCGCCTTGGTTGTTACCTGCCAACTGCAAAGCCATCTTGGCAATGTCGTCTGGGTCGCCTGTGAAAATACCGCTCTGGACTAAGCCACGTTTAATAAGCTCTTCGCTTGCCGCGCTGGTGCCGCGACTCATCCGAACAAACTCACGCCCAGCTTTGGCCACCGCTGTAAGAGGCCCGTAGTTTAGACCGCCCGTAAACGATGCCGCCATTGGGTCACGAACCAACTGACGCAAAATATAGATTGGCATCCGAGTAACGCCAGAGCGCAAGATGTCGCCGGCTATGCCGCCAATCTTTAAGAACGCTGGGAGCGTCAGGTGCGCGCCTTCCAAACTCTTCACAATCAACTCGGCAGGGATACCACCCATGATGGTGTCATCGGTCTTAACGCGTACCCAGCGCTCGCCTGTATCTTCAGGGTCTTTGGGATCTGGCTCTTGGTTAAAACGAATAATGTCCGCGCCAGCTACACCTTTTCCTTTGTGGATCGGCATGGCGTTGGTTGGCTTGCCTTCTTTATCCAAGGGGCCCTTGCCTGCACCAACAGATTGGAACGCATAGGCTACGTTTCTGGCGGCTAAGTTAGTCAGAGCCTTGTCTGTAATAAGCAACGTGTTGCGTGGAAGCGACTCTGTCAGGGGCAGGATGCGGGTCTCGCCGCCCTTGAGTTCTGCCAAGTAGGGCTGGTATCTAACATCGCCGATGTTGATAGTAACCTCATCACTAAAGACAAGATCAGCCATCCCGTTTTCACGGACGCGATAGAACGGAACATAGTCACCGTCTTTAAGCAGCTTGGCTGCCGTTTCTTTGGGTATTGCGCCAGTCGAAGCCAAGAACTTAATCAAGCCTGCGTTGTACGCGTTGTACGTACTTCGCACAACTTCCAAAGCTTTTTTTAGTTCTGGGTTTGCGTTGACGTCAGCCATAGCCGCTTTGAGGTCTGCCTCGGTAATCCCCAGATCGCCCAAGTCAAGCTTGGCTAAACCCTTGTTAGCCGCACGTTGTGCGATCATGTACGTGGTAGCAAGGTCAACGCGGCCTCTGGCGTTGCCGCCCGGGATGCGCCCTATGGCGTCAAAGACATCCTTGGCACTGTTCTGTCCCGAAGACTTAATACCAAAGAAACCCTTCTCGTCTGTGTACAGTTCCATTGGGCCGTTCATCAGCGTGGAGCTAACGACAGCCATCTTCTGGTCAGCTTTGGTCACGCTGTACATAGCCTGCACAAAGTTCTTGGTGTCCCCCATTTCCTTAGCGCCAGCCTTCAGCGCTTCGCGCAAACCAGCACGCATATCCACCAAGTTCATCTCGGTCTCAAGCGCAATGTTTCTACCAAGGCGGTCACTGAAAGACTTAGGCTGTGCCACAACGCGGCTAGCCAGATCAGTCAGCGCATCGTCTGAACCAAACTGTGCCTTGCGGGAAAACAACAGACCTTCAGACTGACCGACAGGTTGCAGATTCATTGCCAGTATTTCAGGAGCTTGGTCAATGTAAGCGCGTTCGGTAAACTCACCATCTTCGTTGCCGCGTTCAATGACGTCAATTCCAGCGGCTTTCAGTTCTTCTGTTGTTTTTTTGATGCCCAATTCTCTGCGCATTTTGTAAAACAAACTGTTGGCAAAAAAACGATCGTTGCCTTTGTACGTAGACTTCGTACCGTATTTTTCAAGCAACGCGTCAAGTTGAGGGCGCTCACCAATCGTCATGACTGAGTCAACCCTATAGACTTTTTCACGGGGGATTGCGTCAAGGGAACGATACAGTTGTCCTGTCTTGGGGCGTTCTGTTAACCCTTTAATTTTTCCAATATCGAGTGTTTGCGCAGCTTTTAATTGGTTTTTTGCTATTTGCAATTCTTCACGGGCGCTCTCAATGCTGTCAGGCTTGGCTTTTCTTTTTTCTCGGCTTGCCAAAGTCTCTGTTTGATCTTTAACATTTCGTTCTGCTTTTTTAAGCAGTTGATCCAAATACCTCCTTGCGCCTTTGTTGTTTTGCGGGTCAAGTGTTCCGCCCTGCGCAACGTCCTGCAAATAATTTGTTAATAAATTGCTCTCATAAATACTCTGCAAATCCGCCACCGGCGTAACACGCGGCCTGTTGGGATCCATGTACTTGGCATCCATAGACCTATAGTCTTGATACGATAAGGAGCCGTACCCGGTCTCGTTTGCGGCTTTGCCAAAGGGTATAGCATGCTGATAATACTCAGCGTAAGTTTTGTCGGGAGTAGTGTACGGACCCGCGCCAATCGAGTTCTCGTTTGCAAAACGTAAATCAAACATGCCCTCGCCAGCACCCGCATACTTTGTGTCAAACGCCGTAAAAGTAGCATCGCTGCCGTGCCATGTACCGCGAATCTCCAACTGGGCAGCACCATAAGCAAGATTAACCAAGTCGCCGGCTTTAAGGTTCTTTGAATCAATACCAAAAGCAGAAAGCGCTTTTTTCAGCGTGTCGATTACCAAGCGTAACCAGTTTGCAATCGGTGAACCTTTAGAGCCCAACGCTGTTGGCCTAACGCCTGCTTTGATCGCTTCTTCAACTGCGTAAGCTAGCAACTCATCATCAAACTGTTCTTTGGACGTTTGCGCAGCTTCCACACGGGCAAGCGCAGCCTTAGCCACACGCGCTTCTACGGAGTTATCATTTAACTTAGACCAGTTGCGTACAGCGTTGACTAAGCTTTTGTATTGCCCAGCATTGAAAAGGTTTTTAAAACCAAGGTGCACACCGACTTCGTGTAGCAGTATGCCTAAGCCGTCCCCCTTGGCAATGTTGTTGGCAAACATAAACGCTTTGCCTGTCCTAGGATCTACAAAAGCTTTAGCGTCTGTAGGAATGTCGCCGGCTTCTGGTGGTTTGGCTCGTTTCACAGTGTACGCATCTTGCAGATCAGCAAAACTAGCACTGTCTAAAAACTCTTCAACACTGTTGAATAGCTCAACGCGGCCTTTAGTAAGCCCCGCCCCACCCAGCGCAGTGTCAATTTCTTTCTGTAATTCCGCGACACTCAAGCCGTTAACAGCCGCGCCTCGAGAAAACTCCAGTCCGCCTTGCTCATCAAAGTAAACATCTTTCACCGCACCTTCTGCGCGAGTGGTTTCGCCGTATGCTTCTTCTTCAGTCACCTTACGACGGCGGCCGCGAGTTTTGGTTTCTTTCTCAACGGGTTCAGCAGCGGCTTCTTCTGCGGCTCTGATGTCAGCTTCGTTGGTTGACTGATACAGCGCTTTCTTAACGCCTTCAAGTTCTTGACGGACAGCACGGCGCTCGTTCTCGTAGTCTTCAACTTCTTGTTTAGCGTTTACGATCTCTTCAAGCGAAGGCAGGTTGCTTCGGCCAGTAGCAGGGCGCGCTGCTCTTGCTTGTAGTGTAGTGAGCCGATCTTTAGCGGCTTCTAACTGGTTGGTCAGCTCTTCGTCACGGCGCTCCAAAATTACTTGAAACTCTGCTTGACGCTCGGCTTCAATTGCTGCTAGTTGTGCTTTGGTCAAGTTCTTCTCACCAGCCGCACGTTTTTCTGCCAGTGCGTTGGCCTCGGCCACTGCTTGCGCCACTGATGGTGCTTTGATATTGCGCTGCTCAACCAACGGCTGTTTGGTAACGCCCGGTGTGCGTTTAGACTCTGTTGTACCAGCACGCAGTTTACTTGGAGCGCTTGTAGCGCGACGTGCGCCAGCAGATACACGGCCTTTTAGTGCAAGGTCTAACTTGGCTTTTTCTTCTGTGCCAACAGATATCTCTGTATTAACCTTGTCAATTTCTCCGTTTAGACGTGCAACAGCTTTGGTTTTACCTTCCTTGATAGCGTCGTCACGCTCGGCAGTCAGCGCCGCTAAACGATCTGTTGCTTTGCCCAGCTCTTGCACTTGCTCAATGTACTGGTCAATTGCGTCTTGTTCTTCTGGCGTAGCCTCCCGTACCGCGGGCGCTTCGGCTAGGTTAGTTCTAAGCGGCATGTTGCGTGCACGCATAAAATTAATTGCTTCTTCAAGAGATATTTTGCGTACAGACAAACGGCTTTGGAGACGGATAGCTGCCCCCAAACCTTTGAACGCTTGTACGTTTTGCTCACCGCCTACATAGGAGCCAGACTTCTTTCTGGCCGCAGTCACTTTGGCCGTAGCTTCGGCCAACTGCTTGTCGATACTGCCTAGTTCTAGAATCAAAGACAGCAAAGGCTTGTTGTACAACTCGTTATTGTATTTAACTTCGCTTGCCGCATCGGCAGTAAGCCCACGCTCACGGGCATCACGTTCGGCAGCACCAAGTGCGCGGATTTGCACACCCTTACCAAAACCGGACATTGCCACGTTCCAACGCCTTGTGCGTTCGTCAGAGATTTGTCTCTCCAACTGCTGGACATTTGCGTCTTTAGCGCCTTGCACGGCTTGGGTTTTGTCCGCCTCGGCCTGACGCACCTTGTTGTCAGCTTCTGTAATTTCTGCTTGCGCTGTGCGAATTGTTTCCTGCAGCCTTGCAATTTCATTTTTAGCAGACTCGTTGGATTTTTCTAGCGGATCGACTGTGGCTTTGAGTTCAGCTAAACGCTGTTCACCCACCAACACTTTAATCTGTGTACGCACTAAATCCAGAGCGGCTTTAGTCTGGGTGTATTCGGCTTTGGCTTCTTCATGCAACGCAATCAAATCGTCCAACTCTTTGAACATTGCAATTTCTGCGGCGCCGCCTCTGGCGCGTACGCCGGATCGATTGGCTTCTTTAATCAGCTCTTCTTTAGCCTGCTCGTACGATTTAATACGGGCGTTTAGATCGCTGACGCTGAGCTTCAGATTGTTCATCTTCAGCGCAAGGTTGTCTGTGTTGGTTTGGAACGAAGCCAACTCACCGTTTTCTTTTAAGAACTTAGTCCAGTTCTTAATTTTGCTCATACGTGCAGTAGTGTCTTTGCTTTCTTTAAGCAGTTGTTTCAAACGCGGCAAAGCTCTGGCCAAGAACGCACGCACAGGAGCCAAATCTTTCTCAGACTGCTTCATGTCTTGTTTTAGCTTACGAACGTACGGGCTATTCATGAAGCGCTGGAACGACTCAACGTCAGGTCTTGCACCAATATCTAGGCTTGGGCCAGCTTCAATACCACGGCGCTCAGCTTTCTGTACGCGACTACGCTCATCGGCTGCACCAAACAAAGGCAACTGACCAGCTTGCTCATCACGAACAGTCTCAGCCAGTTTAACCAACTGCTCCAATTCATTTTGCAAAGACAGCGGTGCGGCTTCAGCACTCTTACCGCGAATCGTTCCGGACACCAGTACTTGTTTGCCAGTGACGGGGTCGGTGCGGTACACAGGTTTGTTAATATCCTGCGCACGTTTCTCAACCGTGGCTCGACCGGGCACACCTTGTGTGCGTTCCTCTTCTTCTGGCTGGGCTACAAAGCCGGGCAATTTGCCGGGTTTGCCTGTACTCTCAAGACGCTCCCGTTGCGCGTTCTGCTCCATCTGAGACACAGACGCGGCTTGTCCGGGGGTAGCGCTAGTCTCTCCCTGCTCGTACTTAAATGCTTCGGTTGGCGTGGTAGTGCTAGCCTGTGCTTGGGATTCTTTTGTTGGTGGGAATGTCTTCAACAATGTAGGGCGATCAGCGCCTCTTCGTGCCACACCCTCTTCACCATTCTCAATCTTGGTCAGTTGTTGGTCGAGCAGTGTAAGGAAGCCCTGCGACTGCGACACATTCTTAAGCAGCCCCCTGTCTGCAACAACTTCACCCGCTATATTTTCTTGATTGGCTCTGCCCGACGCTTCTTGTTTGAGCGTCATGTCTGCTTCAGGAATTACCTGCTCAGCGCGGCGCAAGAAGGCCGCAGCTTCTGGAGACAGCTTGTATGTGGACAGCACTCGGTCAATACGATCACGCAAAGATTCGGCAGTAAGTACTTCGCCAGTGCCCTCGGCTCGTGGGTGCAATTTAAACTCAGCACCGGGTACGCGTCTAAGTACTCGCTTTTGCTCGCCTTCTGGAACAACTTCTTCGGCTGTAGGCAGTGTGCCTTCTTCTAAGGGTATACCCTGTAATCGTTGCTGCAACTGACCAAACGCAGCGGATGTCGATGGTGGAGCTTCTTCGTTTCCAAACAACCCCAAGTTCTCCGTCATAGGAGACGGAGCGTTTTTCATGCGCTGCAGTGCCTGCATCTCTGGCGCCAGCCTAACTTTACGGTCTGCTTCTTCAGCAGCGGCTTGGTCTGCGGCACGGCTTTGTTCAAGTGCGGCTTGCTCTTCCTCTTCAACAGTTTGCAAACGCGTCTGGTTAGGTTGCGCTGCTTTTACTGCGTTTGCGGCACGAAGTTCTTCTAACCGCTGTTCAAGACTAGCAAAAACCAAATTCTGCTGGCGCTTGGTTAAACCGGGCAAATAAGCGCGTAGCTGCAAAGTTTGCTGCGCCATAGCAGGGTCGGTCATTAAATAACCAACGTAATCTTTAGCGGCTAGTTCTGGTTCTTTTTCATTAGACAGTTGCTGGTCATTAGCCAACTGTATTTGTTTCGTAGCGTAATCCACTACTTTTTGTTTTGGATTGGCTATCTGCTGTTCATAGTAGCCTTCAAGATCGGGCGCTGCGGCTTTTGTTTTTGCCGTTGAGACTTCGCCGGTTTGTTCCAACATATAGTCAAACGGAGACATGCCAGCAACACGCGCTTTCTCTGCCTCTTGCTCACGCATTGGTTTAGTGCGGCGGTACTCAGGAACAATTTCTTGCAGTTGTTTTTGCAAAGCTTGAAGCGAGTCTTGCGCGTCTTTGTACTCCGCTTTCTCAACAGGCGTAGCGTTAGCGCCGGGCTTTTTAAGCGCCGTCTTCTGCGTTTGAAACTGCGCTAGTAAATCATCGTACTGTTTGCCAATATCAATAGCGTACTTGGGTGTCTGTTTTTCAGCTTCCAGAGCCTTTGCGTCAGCTTCTTCTTCAGCTTTCTGTTGGGCAGCAGTTAGTTGTTCTTGTTGCAAACGCAATGCACGCTTTTGTTGTTCGGCTTCTTTGGCTTTCTCTTCAACTTCTGCACGGGCACCAGAGCGTTCAGACACGCGACCAACGGCGCCTAAAGGCGCAAGCAAACCTACTTGATAAGCGGTTTCGCCATACTCTTTCATGGCGTCAGGAGATGTCAAAGACAGCCCTGCTTGGTAACGCTCCAACATCTGCTGGGCAATTTCTGTGGGGATCTCGGCTAACGCGCCTGTGGCCAGACCTTTAGACAACGTAACGGCTAGGCGTTCTTCGGCTAACTTGGCAACCTGAGCCGCGCTCCGTCCGAGTAGTGCCTCGGCGGGGATACCAGTTAATTTACTGACAATTTTGCCGCCAAACGGAATAAACGTACCGGCTACATCGAGCGCTCCAGAGGGAATCGCTGTGCCCACAGCTTTGCGCATATCAATACTGATAGGCTCTCCGGCACGTTCCTGTTCCGCAGCTTGACGCTCTACGTTTTGACCCAAAGCTTGTGTAGTACCGGAAGCCAACGCGCCTAGAGCACCGCCAACCAACTTGCCCTTTGTACCAAACGCACCGCCAAGCATGGAACCCAAACGGCCACTGGCGGCAAGAGACGCAATGTTTGCGCCTTGCTCTGCAATGGCTCCGGGGATTTGACTAACGGCTTCGCCTGCGGCTGGCAGGATACCGCGCTCTTCGTAGAGCTTCTTGACTTTCTCAAAGTCTGCGCCTTCTTCGTAACGGGAACTAATGTCTCGGCTACGGGCTAGGCCTGCTTTAGCGGCTTCTTCAGCGTCACCTGTCAGAGATGCGCCAGCGGTGCGGCCAGAGGAAATTAAAGACTCAAGACCCTTGCTTGCTTGGGCAAGTATGCCTTTTTTACGTGCAGGCTTCTCGGACTCAAAAGCGTCTGGGTATCTTTCTTTAGCCAGCGCCATGGCTTCGTCATACCCCATGCTGCTGGGAACTTTAAAGGAAGTGCCGTCTGGAAGGGGTAGGTATTTAGCCATAAAAATTAAATTGTAGACCACACATTTGTAGCGCTCTGGCGGGTCAGACCAGAGTACCGTTTAGCTATTGTCGCGCAAATTTATGCGCTGTCAACTCATTCGTCACCGGCGTTGCGCACAGTGCCTCTGGGCTCGCTTTCAAAGCCTAGATTCATAGCGTAAGCAGACAAGAACGGGTTGGTCATAAGCGCAGAACGCAGTCTGTCTTGGTATATTTTGTTTTTTGCGGCCTCAGACGGGGCTGTGTTGTAGTTCGTATCGTTCTTAAGGTCTGCCATAACTTGCTTTTGAACTTTGGTGAACTCCAACATCTTCTTGTCATCGGCAGCAAAACGCTTAGCCATCATTTCGTTGCGTTGGTAGCCGGGGCCGGCTGCAATGTTTGCTTGTTGCAAGTTAATTGCCCCGCCAAACATTGTTTTAGCTTGGTCAGTCGTAATGTCAAAACGCTTAGCCGTAAAGTTAATCAGGCTCTCAAGCCCTGCGTTGGTGGCGTTGTCAATGTCTTTTTTAGCGGCTCGTAACTCTTTCGAGTCCATACTCTTTTGGTTAAACCGCACATCTTCCAAACGACCGTAAGCATCGTCTAGCTTGTCACGAGCATCGTTAAGTCTTTCTTGGCTCTTGCGATACGCAGCAGTACCGGCCATAGCGCCTTGACCAATATTGGCAAACGCGTTGGGAGATGTGCCGGACATCATTGCCAAACCGGCTTCCAAAAGCGCCAGACCACTGGACTGTCCTTCTTCTTTGGCAATCCGTTCTTCTTTACCTTTAAGCTTGGCTTCACGGTCTTTGCCGTACTCACCCCGAGCAGCTAAGTCTGCTTGCAATTGTTCGTAGTCACGCTGTGCCGCAGAAGTTCTGCTCTCAGCCAACTCTTTGTATTGGCGCTCAATATCGTTTAGCTGCGTGTCACGCTTGTTTTGATCCCCTGCAAACAAGGCATACATGTCCTTGATGCTCTGGGCACTACTACCTGCACCAGCTCCTCCTCCAGCACCACCTCCGCCCCCTTGTTTACCGGCACCAGTATCGGCAACGTCCGCGGCTTCGACCGGCTTGGACATTGTGTTGGGGTTGACCTTCAGACCTAAGCGACGTGCTTCGGCATTTGACTGATCGTCGGGGCTGTACGTAGGCGCCAGCTTTGCCGCCGCTTTTTTGGTTTGTTCTGGCGTAGCCTGTGGATTAGCTTTTTTCCAAGCTTCCAATGCTTCTGTTTCGGCAGGCAAAAGCGCTGCCGCCCCTGTACCTACAAGCGTGCCCACGCCAGTGCCTATTGGGCCAAACAAAGAACCGAGACCTGCGCCAGCCATAGGTAGCCCTGACCGACCGGCTGTAAGAGATGCTTGTTTGGCTTTATCTATTGCAGATACGTTCGGGTCGTTGTAGAAGTCGCCTTGCGTGTAACCTTCGTACAGCCCAGAACCCAACCCCACCACGCCAGCTGTAGCCGCACCGCCACCCAGTGGTAGTTTGCTGGTCTTTGTAGTGCCAATATCAGACAGCCTGTCAGTGACAGCTTTAACACTTGGGCCTACTTTTTGACCTAGTTCAAAAGACTTACTTGGTGCGGCTGTAGGCGTTGCGGCGGTAGGTTTAGGGGCTGCAGGCTTCTGGGGGCCAGAAGTTTCTTTGCCAAAATCACTCAATATTTTTTGTTTGTCCGCAGGATCTGCATTAGCAAACTGTGACCCAGTTATACCTTTAGCTTTAAGGTACTCTTTAAAACGTTCTTCATTAAATACACCCGCTGCATACCCCGGCACACCGCCACCAGACATACGAACCACAGGCTCACTGCGCTGGGCAAAGTCATACATGCCGCCCTGCGCCATACCGTCACCAGTTCTTCTGGGGACATCATCACCGTCGCCGTAGCCGGCAATACCACCATCAGCCATACGCTCAATGTTGCGTGCAGGTAAACGTCCAATACCCTGATCTTCTGGCAGTCCGCCAGCAGCCATACCAGTCACATTACCCATAGCGTCAACGGCAGGGGCTTCGGACATACCCGCAATAGCGGCATCAGCTATCTTAGGTTGAGGCGCAGCCATACGTGCTTGCGCGGCTTGGCGCAGTTGTTTACGCTGATTACTCTCTGCAACGGCCAAAGACAGAACGTAGGGATTACCCTTATTCATCATGGCGTATTGTTGCAACAAGCGGTCAGGCATACCGCGCAGGGTTGTCGTGATTTGGTTTACATCAAACATATTTTTAGCCCATGTTATAGACAGCTAAGTCCGCCAACCCAGCAGGCGCACTGTCAACAGCGCCGCCTTTAGCAAACAATTTACTAGCGCCCAGCGCTGCTGTGCCAAGACCCGCCACTTGAGACACCGCAGAAGGTGCTGCTTGGTAAATCGTATTTGATTGCTGGGTCAATGGCAAACCGCGGAGCATGTCAGACATAAAGCCCAACTGCTTGTACGGGTAGTTCTGGTAGCCCAAGTAGTCTTGGTACTGATTGTTCAGCATGTTCTGGACTTGCTGTTGTTGCTGTGTGCCGTACTGGTTCTGCAACTGATTGATGCCCACTTGTTGGCCAAACTGGGTCTGGCCTAAATTACCCAACTGACCCGCGCCTGTCAGCGCTGTTTGCAAGCCTTGAAGTCCCAGACCTGCACCGTACTGGCGTGATTGCTCAGCTAATTGTTGTGCCTGCATTAACTGCTGTTGGTTAGCCAGTTGCGCCTGTAAATCTTGCCCTGCGCCTAATTGTTGTACACCCAGCTTAGCCTGTAAGTTCTGTCCGCCAACTTGAAGACCTGCTTGTTGATTAGCTAGGTTAGCTTGCAGACGCGCTGCTTGCTCGGTGTTAAATTGCTGCTGGCCTTGCTGAAAAGCGGCTTGCTGACCCTGCGCAAAGATGTCATTTTGCAGACGGGCTAAGTTGTTTCTTGCTTGCCCACGCATTAGATAGTCGCCACTGCCACCAAACGCACCAGCACGAGCAGCCTGAGCACCTTGGATTTGAGATGCAATATCGCTTTGCCGTTGCGCATCCGCCTGCTGGCGTGCCACCACATTTGCCATGTAAGGCGACATGTACGCTTCTTGCGTACTAGGGCGTGTGAAAGACTCCGTTGTAACCCCGTGTGAGGGATCCATCTGGTAGTAGTTTAGGCTTGGGTTCTGTACCGTGTAGGCAGAGAACATCCCGGGGTTGTAAGCGCCGTAGTTAAGTGCTGCTTGAGAAGCCAAGCCAGTTAGGTCTGTAGCTTGTTGCAGTTGCGGGGCAGTTTGCATACCCTGCGCGCCTTCAAAGGCTTGCTGCTGCATAGGCGTGAACTGAGCGACACGCTCCCCCATGTACTGCATGTAGGGGTTTTGAGTTGTGTCGGTTACCGCGGCCGCTTTGCCTAGTAAATCCTGTACGTACGGCTTGGCATAGTCAGGAATGGCCGTCTGGGACGACGATATTTGGGAAACTTGTACTTGTGGTTCAGCCATGATCTATTCCTTAAGCGGGAAGATATTTGTCAGCACGGCTATTGGCCGCTACTTTATTTTTGCCTGTGGTTTTGCCCCGTGCACGTTGCACACGATCCATCATGGCGTACAGTTTCTTAGCGCCAGCTTCAGTTGAGCCATTACCCAATTCAGACACGATGCGTGCAGGTACTACAAACTCACCATCGGCAAGGCGTGCGGGTTGCTGTTTAGCGCCAATTGTTGCAGGGATGCTATCAGACACGCCATCACCGGGGCCTCTGAGCAAACGACCACCATCAGAGTAGCTACCCAAGGAACCTAGCCCGCCGCCTACTGCATAGCCAGTCATTGGCATACCGCCCATGGCATAACCCATCAGACCCCCCGCGGCTGCGCCCCCACTTTCTCGTTTGTCATTTTCAGAACCTCCACCACCGGCTGCTGCTGCTGCTGCGGCTTTATCAGCTTCAGTTTTAGTGGCCGAAGCTTTCTTGGCTTTAGCGTCACGCCATTTAGCGGCAACTGTAGACAGCGGTACACCCGTAGCGGAAGCAATTTCTTCAGGAGTAAGGTTGTTTTCAATCGCCCAATCGTATGTAGCGCTGTCTGCTTGGCCTTGGTTGGCTTTAAAGTATGCGGCAATCTCGTTTGGCGACATCAAGTAGTTAGTGCCGCCAGTTGGATCATTGTATTTGGCTACATAGTCTTTGTTAAGTCTATAAGTTTTTGCTACTGGGTCAAAAATATATTGCTGATTTGAGTTGCTTGGGTATCCAAGCGTAGCTTCTGCGTACGGGCGCGCAATCTCACCAACGCCAGACTTGGTCGGGTATGCGCCTTTGCCCATCAGGAAGTTGTACGCAGCCTGCGAGTCACCAGTCATCTTGTTGTACTTGGCGTCGTAGTAGCGGTTCTTCATCTGCTGCGGAGAAAGCGGTGTCGCCCTAGATGCGACATCAGGACTCAAATTAATTTTGTCCATAAAGTTGGCGTGCTCGACATCTGTAGCGTTGGGGTTTTGAGTAATCCAACTGCGATAAAGATCAAGCTGTGCATTTTGGGCAGCGGTTGTAGCGGCTGCTTGTTCTGCAATTTGTTGTTTGGCCAGTGTTATTGGTGCTACTGTAAACCCGGCTGTGCCGCCGTAGTCAATGATTGGGCCTGTTGTGCCTGTGGTTGTCTCAGAACCAACCCCTGTAATTTTGCCTTGGCCAACTTGCGTACCAATAACGGCTGCTGGCCCAGTTGTGCCAACGTATGTACCATCGACTGTAATTTTGTTTGCTGCGGCTGCGGCATTAGCGGCAGCTTTATCTGCGGCGGCTTTGGCAATTGCATCAGCTTCTGCTTTAGCTCTTGCTGCTGCGGCAGCGGCTTCGGCGGCAGTTTTACCTTCTGCTAACGCTTTTAACCTAGCAGCTTCTGCTGCGGCTGCTGCGTCTCTTGCCGCTTTTTCTGCGGCTGCTTTTGCTGCGGCCTCTGCTGCGGCTTTAGCGGCTGCTGCCGCTGCCGCGTCATCCTCTGCTTTTTTCTTAGCTGCTGCCGCTGCTGCCGCTGCATCATCGTCTGCTTTTTTCTTAGCGGCTGCGGCTGCGGCTGCGGCTGCGGCATCTGCGGCGGCTTTATCCCTAGCGGCTTTGTCTGCGGCTGCTTTGTCTGCGGCGGCTTTGGCGGCGGCATCACGGGCATCAAAAATCTGTGATGAAGTCTGGCCAGTAGCACGCAATACATCGGCATCTGTGATGCCGTATGTGCCCATCCCAGTCTGTGCTTGCTCACGAGTCAAATTAGGGTTAGCAAGCGCGGTGTTAATGTTTTGGCTGAGTCCTGCCAAGCCGCCAGCCGTACCGGTATCACTGTGAGTAGCCGCATATTGCGCAGCGGCAGATAAGCCAGAACTACCCAAAGCATTTGCTAATGCTTGGTTTTGCAGTGCAACGTCAGAAGTTTGCGCTAAGAATTGAGGTGCTGTTACTGTTGGCGTAGCTGCCTGCTGAACAAAACGTTTTTCGTAATCAGCTTGCTGGTTCTGTGTGCCAGTAATCCGCGCAATATCGGCTGCAGACACGTTGTATGTCTGCATGTCTGCCGCAATTTGTTTATCAAGTGCTCCAGAAGCTAACTTAGCTTGGTCAAGCCCTGAAAAATAATTAAATACGTCTTGGTCGCCAACAAGCATACCGTCAGCGTATCCGGGCACACCGCCATGCGCTAACGCAACAATACCGCCTTCAGCAAAAGGCTTGAATGCGGGTGTGCCGTAATTCTTTGCAGGCACGGGGTTCAGCCTACGATACTGCCCGTTGGGGCCATAAATAAACTGGTTGATTGTGTCGTTGCCTTGAATGTTTGGTTGTTGCGTGGTTGTTGGAACCATCATGTCAGCCATGATTGGCGATGCGGCAGCGGCAAGGTACTTAAAGTTATCTTTTGCAAACTGCATGGGATCGTTGGCAACAGCCTTAGCCCCGGCAGAAGCCATATCACCAAAAGATTGAGTTGCCGGATTAGCGTTGCTTTTGAGAAATTCATTAAACGCGGTGCCAGAAGAGCCGTCAGTAGCAGTGGCTGCAACATCGCCAAACGCCTGCCCTAAATTTCCTGAAGAAGACCCCGCTAAAGCTTCAGACAACCCCGCACTTGTACCCGCGCCCATTAGACCTTCGGCTAATCCTGCTCCACCATACGCACCCAATCCGGCCATGAGGCCGCGAGATAAACTACCAGTAGCCAAAGCCGTTGCGCCCCCCACTGCAACACCCGTACCCACAGCCGCACTAGTACCCAATGCACTACCAAGCGCGGTTCCAATACCGGGGGCAAAATAGTTTAAAGCTGCGCCTGCCAAAATAGGCAAAATATTGCTCAAAAAGCCGGCTTCAGGAAGTCCTGTATCGGGGTTAATTGTCAACGAGCCGCCGTGTTTCATGGCCAAGGCTTGCAGCCCCGCAACTTCTTGGGGGGCCATGTGTACCAGCATTGAATCTGGGCCTCGGCCACGGGAGGCCATGTCTGTGGCTAATGCGTGAAGGCTCATTTTTGCCTCTCAAAATGGGGGTTAGTCAATAATATCATGCTGGGAGCGCGGACACAAATGAAAGTGTAGCTACAACGGATTGTGTAGTTGGACGGGTGGGGCTTGTTCCAGCGGGGTATGCTTGGATAGTTACAGCAGCGTTTGTAGTTGACCAGTAAATTTGAATGTAATCGTCAGCATTCATGGACACATAGTAGTTCCAGCCAACAATCTCGTGGGCTTCTTCGCCCGGAGACGCGCTCTTTCGTGCGGGTATAGACACATAGCCTGTCGAGCCTGCAATATCTGTGCCGTTTTGCTTGAGCCAAATGCTGATGTCTTGAATCTGAGTGTCTGTGTTTTGGAACTGCGTACTGAACTGCAAGTTGTATATGCCTGCGTATGCCGCAGTAATTTTGGAACTACTTATACTTACACTGTTAGCAAAGTCAGTAGTGTTCAGTGTCATCAACGTAGCTGTATTAGCTGTAGTTGTTTGGTCTACACTGCTGGAAAACGCCCCGTACGGAAACGCTAAATACCTACCGCCCGTGTTACCTGTAAGTTCTGTAAGCGCGTTTTGTAATTGGTTAAAGTAAAGACGCAAAACGTTTGTAAACTGATCCTGATAACGGCGCTCGTACGCATCTGTACCCAAAGGCAAGTTGGGTGTTGCGGGGTTAATGATCCTGTTTTGTGTTGCCATCAACGTCTGCCGTCAGGTCTGATGTCTATGCGAGGAGCGCCAAGCTGCCAGCAGGTGTTGATCTGGTTTGAGCTAATCTTAAAAATCATCTGGCGGCCGCGCAAACGTGTAAATATCATGCCCGTAAATTCTTCGGTGATGTAGTATGCGGATGACTTACGTACCGGCTGAGATGCGTCACTCGTAACGCCAGAGCCTGAGTTGGCTAAACCATACAACTCCATAGTCACAGTGGGTTGAACACCTGTCGGAGAAGTCGTGGCATTTTCAAAGGTCAGATCGGGGAGGACACGCCACACAAAACCAAAGTTGTGACCATCACCAATGTCAAACTCAGACGAGCTAATGTAAGCGTCAATTGCAACAGGAGTGCCGGTCGTGTCGTCATTCAAACCTGTCTCGTGGTTAATCAAGTTACCTGTGAGCGTGTTGGGGAAATAGTTTGCCGCAATTGGATATGACTGCAAGCCGGAGTCCAACCATGCCGTACGTGACATGGTGCCGTAGTACCAGATTTTCTCGAGATAGTTATAAATAACGTACCTGTCGATGTTTGACGAATTGGCTGAGCAATAGAACCACCAGACTTCATTGAAGCCTTCGTTTGTGCCGGAAAATACTTGTAAATCCTGCTCTTGGTTAAGGTCACCAAACACGTAGCGGCGCAGGTCACAGTTAAGCGTTTGCACACGGCCATCGTAAGAGTAAAACTTGTCTACGCCCATCCAGTACACAATACCCGAAGCAATCACAGCCGCGTTAGGGCTCATGATAGAGATGTTGTCACCAAGAAGTTGCGATGCCCATACGTACGGGGGGCCAAGGTATTGGAGCGAATATATGCTAACGTCGGTAAATACCACAAACTCTTGACGAGTCTGTACTACAGCTACAATTTCAGAGCCGTGGGATAGTCGGGTAAACCCTGCTTGGTTAGTTGGGTCTGGCGTCCAGTTATAAACATCGTCTTGCGCTGACCATCGAATTAGCATGGGGTCAAGTAGGCTGGAGCCGTAGTCGTTACAACCAAAAGCAATTAAGAAGCGAGAAGCGTCCGACACGGTTATATTGTTCTGCACAGTCGGTACATCAACAATTGTAGACACTGTGCCCGTACCTGAACTAGATGTATTGACTTCGTTACCAGCGTTGTCAAGTAAGTTAAACGTAAGCCCATTAACTTGGAACACGTAATACGTAGTACCCGCAGTCACGCCTGTTGGTAGCGACCCGCCAGAGAACTGAAGCGCCGCGCCTTCGGTATAAAGTATGGTGGAGGTCACCACAGTTGGCGAAGCGTTTGTAAATGATACTGTACCACCAAGCGAGTTAAGCAGCACACCACGGGTGTTGACGCCATTATTGGCTGACCAGTAGTAGATGCCGCCTGTGCGTGGGCCGTAAACTAAATCTTGGCCATAATTAATTTGGTTCCACAAGCGGAGAGAAGATGTGGATGTAAGGCCATAACCCCACGTACCAATCGTGCCGCCAGCAGGGGGAGGACTACCCCAAGTACCAGCGCCCCAGCCCACAAGCGGAACAGGAATAGCTGGGCCGACATTGATCTGGTATGTAGCTACAACAGAAGCACCGCCGCCGGGAGAACCTGCAATAGCCGTTGCATTCGGAGTTACTGAAATTACAATCGTGTAAGTATTAGCGTCAAGCACCGTGACTTGAAACTGCTGGTTAAGCACCGCAGCCGTAACGTTTGTACCACCACCGCCAATAGTTGCAGCACCGCTAAATGTCACAAAATCGCCCGTTACGCAGCCGTGGTTTGTGTCTGTAACAGTTACAGTAGTAGAAGCTGTTAATGCAAACGGATTGTTATTGATTGTAGAAGCTGCACGGACAGGCGTGATGTCATAGTAAATACCGCCTTGGTTGATGTAGAACTTAAGGTTTGTGCCAACGCCAATCAGATTGTCGCCGCCAAGCGTAACCCAATTCCACAAAGAACGGCATACGCCTTGGAACGAAGCGGCAGACAGCGGCTCCCAACCACCCAGCACTTCTGGATTACCTTGACGGAAGCGGATTTTGTTGCACTCGTACCAACCGCCTTCTGTGGTGTACCTAGTGTTCTCCCGGTTGACGCCCGGCTTAAACAGAATTTTTTGTAATGGCATCGGTCAATCCAGTAGGGCGCACTCAGCCGTGCGGCGTTTAAACAAGCCCGGCAATACCTTGCCGCCACCTTTAGTCCAGAGCATCAATTGTTCCTTGGCTCCTTCCCAATCATTGGCGTTGATTTTCCTCTTTAATGTGCTTGTTTGCAAGCGCCCCGTCCCAAGGTTGTAACAGAAATCCACTATGGCATTGCACTTACGAACGTCAGTTATCAGGCCGGGGCAGTTACGCAGCACACCGGGCAAGTATGTATGTTCTAACTCAATCATCAAAAGCGCCCGTGCCGTGGGTTCATCCATCGGTGGGTCTTCTAAAGTTACCTTGCGTTTGTCTGCGTAGTAGGTAGAGCCATAGCCGATCGTAGCCACGCCAGCCGGACATAAATACGGCTTGGCGCGGTAGCCCTCAAACTGACGGCATAGACTGGCGGCTAACTCTAGGTTCATAGCCCACGTTTAGCTAAAGTACGGTCGAGGAACCAGAAATTTATTGTGCCTGCAAGCAAAGCTGAGAAGTCAGGTGTCATCATGGTTTTAAACACTTCTATAGCAGGTGCACCAGCTAACCATGCGTTGTATGCAAACCAAACATGGATGAATGACCAAACGAATAGTACCCAGTAAGTTACGACTGGACGCACAGAAGCAGACAGACTAGCGGCCCAACCACCAGCGGCTTTGACCATCTCGGCCTGCTGGGTGATGGCATTATTAAACGCATCCATAACACCTACGTCAATAGCGGCTTCTCTTTGAGCGCCAATCTCAGCTAACTTTTGCTGACCGCGCAGTTGCTCCAGTTCGCACTGGCGGGAGAACATCAATAGCTCATGGGAGCGCTCATTCTTCTTGTCAAAGAACTTTAGCACCTCGGGCGCAAGGCGGAACACACCGCCAAAGATGGAGCCTAGTAAGCCACCAGAAAGAATATCTAGCATTTGTGATCCTTTTTATCATCGTTTTGCATGAGTTTGATACCACTTAGAAACCCAATCATGCCGCCGATCAGAGTAGAAAAAGCGGGTGAAATCATCTTGAAAATTTCTGCGTTGTCCACTTCCTTGGCCCACAGCCCCAACATAAAGGCGATTACCATAGCCAAGACGGAGATGCACAAGGTGGTGCTGACCATTAGCGTGACGTACAGCGTGAGCTTCTCTTTAGTGTCCGGCACAGGCTTTTGGGGTATTGGTTTTCTGGTCATACAAGTAAATCAATCTCACGTTTCAAGTTGTTGATCTGAATGTTCAGTGTGACCTGACGCATCCTATAAGCATAAATCTCGTACTCATATTGGTGGAACTTCTTGATTGTTTTATCTACCTGCACCTGCAAGGCGTGTTCGGCATTTTGCTTTTCCACCTTTTTTATAAATGCTTCTTGTTGCACCATAGCTTGAGGCTGGACTACCGGATACCACTTGTCGTAGCTGACCTTCATTTCTTTTCTCGCTCAAGTGCATCTTTATATCCATGAACAACTTTGTTACGCAGCCATGTGGAGTCTGCCGTACCCGCCCACTCGGACAGGTTGTTCCAAATTACCACGTATTCCGTTGACTTGCAGTAAGCTGCGTTCTGATCCAGCCACGCCATCATCTGTTTGTGACGCTCGGTCGGGTCGTGAACTGTGTACCCAATCCCATAGAACTCGCGCACATGACAGCCACTCTTGGCTACGGCTCCGACTAGCCCCAACAGTAATAACAGAAGGAGCCAGCGCATACATGGTTAGGGAGCGTCAGGCCAAGTGATTGTCCAAGGGAAACCAGACTGTGCAGTGATGTCACGCAGAGCTTGGCGGTATGTAGCCCATGCAGTTTTATCTGCGGTGCTGTCGGCAATCTGAGTCCAGTCGCAGTCTTTGAGCATTTGAGTGCGTGAGGCGCGTACACTTGCAGCTTGCTCTGCGTCTTTCATTGCCTTGTATGCAGTCTCTTGTTCTGCGGCTGTCTGAGCTGGCTGGTCACCTTCGGCGGCACGGTCTGTGAATACGGGGCCGAGAATGTAGTTGGTGTACCACTTGCCTTCAATCTCTGTTACGCCTGAACGCATGGAGTATTGATAGACTGTACCGCCTGTGGCTTGTGGGCCTTCAAAGACAATGTCTGCGCCCCACTCGTTGATGACTTCTTCAGTCAATAACTTGGGCAATCCCAAGCCTTCATGCAGTCTGCGGAACTCGTCCTCGTACATGACTGCGCCTGTGTTTCTTACACGAATTTGCATGATGTGCTCCTTTTAAGCAATTGCGAGAAAAATATATGAACCGCCGTTGGTGTTTATATCAACGTAATTTTCTGCCGTTAATTGAAATCCAGTTGACGCGGTGGTAACACTGTTTACAGTTCCTTGTGCATCGGTTGTGTTCAACGTTAAATAATTGTCATTACCAGTAACCATACCACGGGCTGTGTCGTACACCCACCAGTTGCCTGTTGAGTCTGTGCGTTTGATAAGCACAAACCTAGCCCCGCCAGTAAATCCGCAGTTAATGGTTTGAACTGCGCCCGTACCTGTGTACGCCCCAACTTTGGAAACGCCGGGGCAAGTGGCAAATAAGTAGGCTACGTAAGTACCGCCAGCACTGTTTGTTGTCCCTGCTGTACCTACTGTAAATACTGATGCTGTAGGCGCTGTATCATTCCAAACAACAGAATAAGTTCCAGCCGGTGAATCTGTAAAAAACAATGACTTTGTTGCCCCAGTAGCGGCTGTATAAATAGCCCAGTTTGCGTTAACCGAGCGCCCTTTTACAATCATCATCTCAGGCACAACACCTAAGTTATGGTTAAACGTAGTGGCGCTTCCCGTCCCTAAATAGCAAACCTCATCAAAAAAACTGGGAGCGCGGCGGAATGCCCAGTTTACAAACTTACCTAAACTGCCATAACTTTTATTAAAAAGCGTGGTGTTGCTGTCCATACCTATGTAATAGGTTGGAGCTTGGTTATTTTGAGCCGCAGTGCCAGAAGAAATTAATTCAGGGGAGTTAGTAGACCCAGACCCGCGTAGGCGGTCAGTCCATGCGGGGCCGTAGTTTGTGTTTGGTGGGACAGCCGCGTTAACAGACAGATCTACTGGGAAGTTTGTTGTAAATGTTTCCCCAACACCGCCATTACCATTACCTTGGTAAGGTATAAATACCTTAGTCGCATCCGTAGGCACTTTCATCGGGCCACGGCGGATGGCTATGTAGATGTAGTTGGCAAAACTTGCAAAAGGGCCAGATGCGTTTGGCGTGGAGAACCCAGTGGCATTAGGTGCAATAGCACTTGCACCCGAAGATTCTGTGCTATTAAGATTGGGGTACAGCACACTGTAGCCCGTATTGGACATCCTACGCATTGTGTCGTAGATTTGCCAGTTTTCTGAACTGCCGCTATTTTTCACAAGAAGCCACTGAACTTCATAGCCAAGATTTACAGGAGCCGTGATTTTCCCACTGCCATCAGTTACAAACGACCCACAAGTAATAGCATTGTCTGTGCCAGTTAAGCCAAAGCCTCCTGCGTTGTGGGCAAATAGGTAGGCGACATAATCATTCCCTGTGTAATTTACTTGGTAGTTATCGCCCAATGTAAAGACGCTAGCCGTTGGAGTTGTGTTGTTCCAGCTCGGGTCTGTACCTGCATTTGTAGACGAGTTAAGCACCAGCGTTTGAGTGTTGCCTAATGCCTGATGGTACACATACCAAGGGCCGCCCAATAAATTTCTAACAATCATGCACCCCGGCACTGCACCAAGATTGTGCGCTACTTGCCGCCCAGCAGTTGAATTACCTGAGTATGTGACAATGTCAAAAAACTTTGGTTGCTCTCGGAATGTCCATGAGACTTCGTTTTCGCCTACACCATAGTTTGTACCGACACCATTTGAGTCTGCTCTTAGGGTAAAGCCGTTTGAGTTAAACGCAGAAATGCCAGCAGTGTTTTCTGGAAATCCTGTTTGTTGTGCAGCAGCTGAATTTGTATAAAGAATCCGACCACTTGTAAGTCCACGGGCAGAGTCAACAACAGCATTGTTGTATGCGGTCACTCGGTTTTTCATCCAAACCATGCCGCCATAGGCAGCTAAGTTAATACCATTGGTAATTGTCTGCGTAGCTCCGGTTCCTTGGTACAGGTATGTGCTAAACACATCCTCGATGTACGCTGGCACATTTCCAGCCGTGGGCCAGATGCCTTGCTTGGTGTATTGCAATGCTTGCTCGACTGTCCACACACCGGGAGCCGCACCCGTTTCGTATGGGCCTGCTGGTAACACAGGATTTTTTGTAATCAGACCGCCCGAATATTTCGTGCTCATGTTTTATTCCTATGCAATGGCAAGAAAGATGTAGCTTGCGCCATTAGTGTTAATAGCCGCCAAAATTGTTGCATCTACAGTAAAGCCGCCTGTTGATGTAATCACAGAACCAAGCGTTGCAGATTCAGCCGCTGTGCTATTTAAGAACAAATATGGGTCTGTTAATACAGTCATGCCACGGGCTGTGTCATACACATACCAACCGCCAGTAGCGTCTGTGCGTTTAATAAAAACAAATCTAGCGCCCCCTGTAAAACCGCAAGCAATAGTTTGAGTTGTTCCATTGCCTGTGTATGTGCCTACTTTAGAAACACCAGCGCAGGTTGCAAATAGGTAGGCAACAGCATTGAAGTTGTCCAAATCCATTGACCCGCAGTTGATGCCAAAGTCAGTTGTAGTTGGTGCTGAAGAACCCCATAAGTTTGAACCAGAAACTTCAGCGTTAGATAAATTAAGGGCAATGTATTTGTTGATGTTGCCGTAATAAACACGCCAGTAATTATCTTTATTACGACCTTTGTAAATAATAAGTTCTGGAACAACAGTCAGATTATGGTTTACACGTTGGTTTGAACCATTGTTTCCTGTCCAGCAAACCTCATCAAAGAAGCTGGGGGCACGTCTTAAACTGAAAAAAACTTGGTTATATCCAGTTTCGTTAATATACGCAGCACCTGTTCCTGTTACTTTCAGTTCATTTTGGAATGAATTAAACAATGGAAAATCAGGGTCAACATTGATTTCTGCCCCTGTGTTATCAAATTGAAGCGATCTACCATTACCACGCAATCTGTCGGTTGCATTCCACGAATTAACATCATTACGAACATGGAAAAAGTTTAAATCTGCGGGGAAGCCAACAGAGATATTTCTGTTTCCGCTTGAATTCCCACTCCATGTTTCTACATCCAACACACTAGTACCCAGCGTAGGCACTTTCATCGGGCCCCTGCGAATGGCTATGTAGATCCATAGACCAGTACCACCGGGAGATGCAAAGTTAAATCCAGTTGCGTTTGGACTAACATAATTAACCGTTAAATTTTCAGCATCGGATAAATTAGGCCAAAGCACCTTAGAATTACCACTTTCAGGCATTCCACGCATATTGTCGTATAAATACCAATTGCTAGTTCCATTGGTTCTTTTAAACAAAACCCATTGCGGCTCATATCCTAAATTTACAATATCGCCATTAGCCGCAATCCCACACGAAATCACATTGTCTGTACCAGTTAGGCCAAAGCCTCCTGCGTTGTGGGCGAAGACATAGGCTACGTAGGATTGACCAGACTGATTATTCCAGTCTTGGTTTCCTACTGTAAACACAGTAGATGTAGGTTCTGTGTTGTTCCAATAACTTGATGATGTATCAACGCTGTATGTTTGATTTAAAAATAAAGCACCAGTTGCCCCAACAGAACGGTGATATACACCCCAATTTGTCCCGCCAGTTCCTGTATTTTTAATAATAATACAACCGGGAACTGAACCAAGATTATGAGCAACAGTTCTACCAAGATTGCCATCCCCCGTATAAGTCACAACATCAAAGAACTTTGGTTGCTTGCGGAATGTCCATGAGGCAAAGCTATCTCCACTATCGTTTACACCACCAGTTGTATCTGTGCCAACACTAAAGCCTGTAGTGTTAAACGCAGTCACCATGTTTGCGCTTGAAAATGCTGCCGCAGTTGAGTTAGGTGTAATTACAGAAGAAGTGCCACGAACAGTATCAAATACTCTATGTGAATTTGCAACTGTTCTATCTTTAAACCAAACCATTCCACCTTTGGTAGATAAATCAATATTGTTTGTAATTGTCTGTGCCGCGCCTGTACCCGTATAAAGGTACGTTGAAAACACTTCTTCAATATAAGGTGGCTCAGTCGGTGTAACGCTGTTAGATGCCGCGCTTGCTGGGCCTTGGCCTGCCGCCGTTGTTGCCGTGACTGTGAACGTGTACGCTGTACCAGCAGTTAAACCCGAAACCGTAACGGGAGAAGATGCGCCTGTGCCTGTGATACCGCCGGGGCTTGATGTGGCTGTGTAGCTAATGATGCCCGATCCCACATAAGTAGGAGCCGTAAACGCAACAGACGCAGACACAGCACCAGCCGTGGCAGTGCCAATCGTAGGAGCGCTGGGTAGTGCAGGCCAGTTACCCGAAGCCACACCCTGCATAAACTGCTGTTCAGTCCACACACCCGATGCTGATGAGGCGCTTGTCGTTGGCGGCGTTGAAGAAAGGATCGCGCCTTTGTAGCGTTTGGACATCTTCTACCCCAATCAGGAGATAATTTCGTAACTGATAGTGTATGTAATACCGCTGGCTGTGCCAGAAGTTACTGTAATAGACTGGTCTTCCGTCAAGTAGATGGCTGTGGTTTTATCAGTCACGATCAATGAAGCATTTGCTGGCACTGACACTGTAGACACAATAGGGTAGCCCGTACCGCCTGATGGAGCAGAGCCGGGAGATTGTCCGCCGTTGGTATACACAGATACCGTGGCATTCACAGCAGATGAGCCGTTTACGTTAGCCGCAACAATCTGGTTGATCTTCAACACCGTACCACTGGCGGCGGCGTTTCTGATTAGCACAACTGCGGATGTAGCGCTGGGTGTTAGGTAAAATACTGTGCCGGAAGCTGTAGTCGCGGCTAAGAGATTAGGATTTGCCATGTTGGTTCCTTAGAGGCCAAAGATGAAGGAGATCATAGTCGCTTTGGCTTGGGATACGCCAGAAGCTGGGATTGCTTGGAATGTAGGTAATGCGCCTGCACCATTACTTGTCAAAATATAGCCTGCTGTACCGGGGCCAGCCGATGCTTGGAAGTTACCAGTACTTGTTGTTCCGGTAAACACTACGCTGTATGCCGTGGTTGTGGTCAAGCCTGTGCCGCCGTAAGCCGCGCCCAGAGCGTTTGTAGGTGTCAGTGTATTGGCTGTTAAGTTAGTGCCATCAAACGTTAAGTTGGCTGAATCTGAAAGGTTGCCACTTGCGCCTGCGTATGTCACACGCCCATTGGTCAAAGACGCATCAGCGATAGCTGCTGCTGAAAGCGTTGTGCCGTCAAATGTAAGGTTAGCAGAACCTGCCAAATTACCTGAACTGTTGTACTGAACCTGTGTGTTTGAACCGCCAGCCGATGCGCCTACGCGCACGTAGTCTGTACCGTTGAACGCCACCAAAGCTTTATCGCCTACGGCAATCGTGACACCTGTTTGGCCACTTGCTTTGATTGTGACTGAGCCACCTGTAGCGTTATTAAGCACCACATAGGTCTTGCTGTAACTTGCGCCGCTGGGAGCCGTGATAACTTTTGTTGTGGTTAATGTGCCAGTAACCTTTAGGATCGCGTACTGCGCGGTAGTAGAGCCAATGTTTGAAGCAGAAGCATTACCAATGGTATTTACCAGATTAACTGCACCGTCGCCATTGAGTGTCAATGTACCGGCAATAGCAATGTCCGTGTATTCAGTAATACCATTATTAACAGTGTTGCCCCACGTACCCGAGAGCGTACCTTGCGTTGGGGTTACTAGGCTTAGATTACTTGTTTCTGCTGCCATTTAAATGCTCCTAGGGTGCAGTTGAGATGTTTGTCCAACCAGCGGTTTGGGTATTTCCGATATTTTGCCAGTTTGCGTTCTGTGTGTCATCAATTATTTCCCATGTTTTTCTTACCGACTCGCTTGAGGTAATAGCCGCTGTCTCAAGCACACTTGGCCTGTAAGTCGTGGCCGCTGATTCCGTAGATGTAGCCGCCCCAATCAATTCATCCAAGAACTTGGCAAAAGTTGCCGCGCCAGTCTCAGTTGTAGAGGTTGCCGTTGTCTCGTTTACAACAAGCCCAAAATAAGCCGTTGCCGCAGTTTCAGACGTAGAGCTTACTGTAGTTTCATTAACATCTGCATTGAAGTAAGTTCCAACAATCTGATCCGTCGAGGTAGCCGCTGACTCATTTACAGCCCTTGCAAACGTTGCCGCTATAAACTCTGCCGTAGCCGTAGCCGCTGATTCACTGACCGACTGCGCAAAGGTTGCCGCAACTGTCTCTGCTGTACTTGTTGCAGACGATTCTGCCACAGACTCTGTGTAACCTGTAATTGCTGTATTAGTCTCACTAATCGCAACATTCTCGGCAACCGTAAACGCAAAACCTGCTTCAACCGACTGAAGATCGGATATTGAACCAATCCCGCCCCAACTTAAATCCCCCCAAGCCCCTTCACCCCAAGTGCTAAGTGAAGTAATTGACTCCGCGACGATGACAGGAAATATGGCATTCGGTACTTCAGAAGTGGCTGTGGCACGGACTCGGAAAC